GATTTCCTACTATGTTATATATTTCAAATTATGGGAAATCTTCAGAAGACTATGAGGACAGTAATATAAAAAATAAAGATAGAACAATTGACTCTTTTGTAGAATGGATAGATGAAAAACAAAAATCTGTGCAAAAAGGCGGAAAATGGAGCCGAAAATATAAAAAAAGTATTCGGTGCAGACATCCCAAAGGATTTTCTCAAAAACAATATTGCAAATCTAAATCTAAAAAAACCAAGAAGGCCAAAAAGGCCAAAACGCATAAACGCAGATAAAAATATAAAATTGATTTACATTTTAAAATTATATAATTATTAGTACAATAACATAATGAAAAGAGTTTTTCAAAATACAGACAGAACCGCATTTTTAGATAAGGGCATTTTTATAAATAAAGAATTATTAGAAAGTTGTATTACGGATATTGAACCACACCTAGAAGAACGACCAGAAATAATTCTTTTTGGAAGGAAATGTAAACAACAAAGAAATGTCGGATTCTTTTCAAATGAATCTATTGGATATAAATATTCAAAAAAAATGATGGAGTCTAAACCTCTATCAAAATCTATGAGTGATTTACTAATTATAATAAATACAATGATTGGTGCGGAATTTAATGGAATTTTAATAAATAAATATATAGATGGTAATGATTATATCAGTCCACATAGTGACGATGAATCATTTTTAGATAAGAGTGGCGTAGTTTCTATTTCATATGGGGCAGAAAGAATATTTCGTATTCGTAACAAGGAAACAAAAGAAATTGTATGTGATGAAATCACTAAACCTGGAATTATATTATATATGGGAGGTAATTTTCAAAAGTTATATACCCACGAAATACCAGTGCAGAAAAAAATTAAAGAATCCAGAATTTCATTTACATTTCGTAAACATAATATATAGGTACAAATAAAAGTAAATATTTCTACCACAAAAAACATACATATTCGGAATTATTTTGTTCATATTTTTTTTCTGGTTGGTATAAAATATTACACGCTTCTTTTATTGACATGCCTTGGTTTTTTTCCATGAATTCTAAAATTTCTTCTCGTGCAGAATTTTTAAAATATATAAGATTTTCTTCATTCCACCATAAAGAGTCTATCATATTCCTTTCTTTAAAATCAGTTATATTTGGAATTAATACAACATCTATTATGTAATCAAATGATACTTTTTTTTGTTTTCTCTGTATATGGGTAGTTTGTCTTGGATACGGATTAAGATTTTTATACGGATATGTATGCAGATTTTGTAATTTAGAAATTTTTGGTATAGTAGCATTTAATATAAACATAAAATGAAAGTATATTATAATTATAAAATTTTCATTTTATATCTTTACTAAACCCAAGTTATATAAATAATACAAATAATAATTTTATCAATATTATTACACAGTAATATAGAGTAATAAACAGTAATTATAATTATGGTTTTATGGTAATAAAGAAAAAATTGAATAATTATAAATGAGATAAATACAATTCACTAATAAATACAAGTAATTAATTGTACAATGGACCAAACATTTCGTATAACAGATTTTAATGTCTATAATGACAAGAACTCATATAATGATGATACAAGTGAGGAGGATGAAGAAACCAATAAATACAAGGATTCCTGCAAATTCTTAATTCAAATGTTTGGATTAAATGAACATGGCAAAACCTGTTCTATTATGGTGGAAAATTTCAAACCGTTCTTTTATGTCATGGTAAATGATTCTTGGAACCTTACTACTAAAGAAAGATTTTTGCAACATATCAAACAAAAAGTGGGAAAATATTATGAAGATAGCATTACAAATTGTATTATTGTAAAACGAAAAAAATTATATGGGTTTGATGGAGGAAAAGAACATAAATTTATTAAATTTGAGTTTGAAAATATGAATGCTTTTAATAAGACAAAAAACTTGTGGTATACTGAATATGGTCCCTCTGGTAGAAAATTATTACAAAACGGATATGTTTTTAATGATACCCATATTTTGTTATATGAAGCAAATATCCCTCCATTATTGCGTTTCTTTCACATAAGAGATATAAGTCCTTCTGGGTGGATTGCATTGCCCAATAAAAAAACAATAGTAGTAGATGAACTTTCCAAGAAAACAAGTTGTGATTATGAGTACATTATTGATTATAAATATATAGTGGCATTAAATAAATATGAGATTCGTGTTCCTTATAAAATATGCAGTTTTGATATTGAGGCAAGTAGTAGTCATGGTGACTTTCCGGTTCCCAAAAAAACATATAAAAAACTGGCTACAAATATCATGGAATATTTTGAAAATATGCAGCAACAATCTAATTCTAATTCTAATTCCAATTCCAATATAATGACAGAAGAGTTATACAAAAATACATTAAAACGAATAATCTTGTCTGCATTTGGATATGATAAAATGACTGAGATTGATGTAGTATATCCTATAAGAATTCCCAAAAGCCAAGAAGAAGTAGAAAAGATGATTGCAAGGTGGCTTGTAACTCCTATACGAAGCTTTGAAAAATCTGCAGAATTCACTAAAGTAAATACATTGGAGTCTATGTTTGAAAAAATGGGAAAAGCACTTGCCCACGATGAGGAAGAGGAAGATGTCAATAACCATTGGGAAACCAAACACATAAAACCATCATTAGATAAAAAGGCGACGATTATTGATTTATTAATTGAGAAAAAAATAGATCGAACCAATAAAATTAATGAAATCAATATTTCTTTAAATGCTCAGTTTCCCAAATTAGAAGGAGACAAGGTGACTTTTATTGGAAGTACTTTTATGAACTATGGACAAAAAGACCCTTATTTAAATCATTGCATTGTATTAAACACTTGTACCAAACTTCCTATTGAAAATAGCGTGGTTGAAAGTTATAATACAGAAAAAGAAGTATTACTGGCTTGGCAACGATTGATTCAAAAAGAAAATCCGGATATTATTATTGGCTATAATATATTTGGGTTTGATTATACATTTATGTTTGAACGAGCAGAAGAAAATAATTGCGCGCAAGAATTTTTAAAATTATCACGAAACGTGGATGAGGTTTGTGGTACCTTTGATAATAATACTCAAAGTTATAAAATAGAAGAAAGTACCTTGCAAATAGCAAGTGGGCAACATGATTTGAAATTTATTAAGATGAATGGAAGATTGCAAGTAGATTTATATAACTATTTTCGGCGAGAAGAAAACCTTACTTCTTATAAGCTGGACTATGTAGCTGGACATTTTATAGGTGATTATGTAAAAGATATATTTCCTATTCCTCTAGAGGATGCAAATACAAATACAAATACAAATACAAAAGTGAAAACTTCAAATATGATGGGTCTTCTAGAGGGGAGTTATATTCATTTTGAAGAAATTGGACATTCAGTAGATTATTATGAAAATGGTGCGAAATTTAAAGTACTTCAAGTAAATAAACAAGATGGAACATTTGTAGTAGATACCGCATTACATCTAAATATGAGTAAAAAAGTTCGGTGGTGTCTTGCAAAAGATGATGTTACTCCAAAAGATATTTTTAGAATGACTAATGGGTCCGCGGATGACCGGTCAGTTATTGCCAAGTATTGTATACAGGATTGCAACTTGGTTCATTATTTATTCAACAAAGTAGATATACTAACTGGGTTTATTGAAATGGCCAAAATTTGTAGTGTACCTATTAATTTCTTGGTGATGAGAGGTCAAGGAATTAAATTGACAAGTTATATTGCCAAGAAATGCCGCGAGAAAAATACATTATTACCCGTCATTGAAAAAGGGAGTCTAGATGAAGGTTATGAAGGTGCGATTGTACTAGACCCAAAATGCGATTTGTATTTAGATAATCCAGTCGCTTGTGTGGATTATGCCTCTTTGTATCCTTCCTCCATGATTAGCGAGAACTTGTCTCATGACAGTAAAGTATGGACAAGAGAATATGATTTGGCCGGAAATTTAACAGAAGAGACAGGAGAAAAGGGGCCTAATGGAGAATTTATATATGATAACCTGCCTGATTATGAGTATGTGAATGTTACTTATGATACATATAGATACGTCAGGAAAACGCCTTCTGCGGCAGCAGAAAAAGTAAAATCGGGCGTAAAAACCTGTAGATTTGCACAATTTCCAGAAGGGAAAGCGATTATGCCTTCTATTTTAGAAGAATTGCTGATGGCGCGTAAAACAACACGCAAACTGATTCCCCAAGAAACAGATGAATTTATGAAAAATGTACTAGATAAAAGACAAATTGGATACAAATTAACTGCGAATTCTTTATATGGACAGTGTGGTGCTAAGACAAGTACCTTTTATGAAAAAGATATTGCCGCTTGTACAACCGCGACTGGTAGATTGCTTTTGACATATGCAAAAAAAATAATTGAGGAATGCTATGGCGATTCAGTGTGCAATACTACAACTCATGGACAAGTGGTAACTAAAGCAGAGTATATATACGGAGATACGGATTCAGTATTCTTTACATTTAATTTGCAAACCCTTGAAGGAAAACCAATAAGAGGAAAAGAAGCTCTAGAAATTACTATAGAACTTGCACAAGAAGCGGGACATTTAGCATCTAGTTTCTTGAAAGGTCCTCATGATTTGGAATATGAGAAAACATTCATGCCATTTTGTTTATTATCTAAAAAGAGATATGTCGGTATGCTTTATGAAACAGACCCAAATAAATGCAAGCGTAAAGAGATGGGAATTGTATTAAAAAGAAGAGATAATGCACCTATTGTAAAGGATATTTACGGAGGAATTATTGATATTTTGATGAAAGAGCAAAATATTTCCAAAGCAATAGAATTTCTTCAAGAGTCTTTGCAAAATATAGTAGAAGAAAAATACCCGATGGACAAATTAATTATTACCAAGTCGTTGCGTTCAGGGTATAAGAACCCGCAATCTATTGCGCATAAAGTACTGGCAGATAGAATTATGGCAAGAGATCCTGGAAATAAGCCGAGTTCAGGAGATAGAATCCCCTTTGTATATATTCATTCAACTAACAAAAAGGCATTACAAGGAGAAAAAATAGAAACCCCAACTTATATTATAGAAAACAAATTAAAAATAGATTATTCGTTTTATATTACGAATCAAATAATGAAACCGGTGCAACAAGTGTTTGCATTAGTGTTGGAAAAAATATGGGAAATGCAGAATAAAAAACCAAAAATAGCGCGTTTCAAAAAAGAAATAGATGCCTTGCGCCATACGATAGAAGAAGACAAATTTCAAGACAAATTAGAAAAAATGAAAAATGCGGAAGTGAAAATATTGTTGTTTGATAAGTATTTAAGAGAAACAAATAATGAAAAGCAAGGGAATCAAAGCTTGACCAAATTCTTTGGAAAAAAGCAATAAAAACAAAAGGGTAAATTATTTTATTATATATATAAAATGAAAATTGTTACCGCTGTTGTAAATAATCCCGATTTTATTGAAATTCAATATCATACATTAAAAAAATATTTCAAAGGAGAATATGAGTTTATTGTATTTAATGATGCAAAAGATTTTTCAGATTTTACAAATGGAGGAGACATTACAATTAAAACTCAGATAAAAGATATTTGTAATAAATTAAGTATTAAATGTATAAATATACCAAATGAGAATCATAAACAATATAACTGTGCTGCAAATAGATATGCTGATTCTATGAATTATATTTTAGATTATCAACTACAAAACCCAGATAAATATTTATTATTAGATAGTGATATGTTTTTGATAGATTATTTTGATATAAATAAATATTCTAAGTATGATTGTGCAATAGTATTACAAAATAGAGTCGTTAATAATAAGCAACTAAATTATTTTTGGCCTGGGTTATGTTATTTAGATTTTAATAAAATCCAAAATATAGATTTATTAAATTGGGAAACAACTACAGGTGGTGATACTGGAAGTATGATGCAATATTGGTTAGAAAAACAAATGGCTCTTGATTCGTTGTCTACAGATGAAACTATTTATTTTATAAAACATCTTTGCTCTTGTTCTTGGAATAATACGGAAGTCCCAGATAACATAAAAGGTAATAAAAAACTTATTGATTTTTTTACAAATGATGTTAGGAATGTAAATGGTAAATTTTTTTGTGAAATATATGATAATGTATTTTTACATTATAGAGCAGGTGGTAACTGGATGTATGAAGGGATGGAGGTACATAAAAAATTAACTAAATCATTAAAAAAAATATTAGTACAAGATTTATAATTTATACATTATTTTACTAAATAAATATTAGAAGATATCCAAGACCCAAATTCCAACCACATATGACTAATTACATTTGCCCCATTATATACGCACCATCTTAAAGCTTGACAATGAGGAGTAGAAGTTAAAAAGGGGGATATTATAAACCCATAAATAGTATTAGGTACACATAAACGAATATAGATGTGAGAACCAAAATAATGTAATAAAACCCATAACAAATATATTCCAACTACTTTAATAATAACACGTCCTACCGTATATATATATTGAAATACATAAGAAAATATCTTATATATTTTATCTAAAAATTCATTTTTAAAAAAACAAAAATCATAACACGGATCTACGTATACATAATTATCATCTTTTTTTTCTTTTTCCATGTATTATCTAATACAATCTAGTTATTTATGTAACAAGATAAATCTTTATATAGATTATAATTACACTATATTAAATGATATTAAATGATGAATCTGTTAAAACACGACTAAAAATAAGATCCGTAAAATACGTAGGATCAACTAATTCTTGATTTGCGTTATTTTCTCCTTCAACTTCTTGTGCTTCTGTTTCTTTTGTTTCTTCTGCTTCTGTTTCTTCATTTTCATTAATCAATTGCGAATTTTCTCCAGAAATATGATTTCTAATATCAAATCTGCAAATAGGACAACGAACGCTTATATCAAACCAGTTAGTTATACTTGTTGTATTAAAAATATGGCCGCAATTGCGTATCATAGTAACAGAATCATTTTCATTAAATGTTTCCAAAGAAAAAGGGCAAGAGTTATTTGTGGGATTTGCTATATCTCCAAATCGCGTTATTTGCGTAGCGCGTTCAATCTCTTGAACTGTAGGACGAACAGTCACAGGATTAAAAAAATTTGGAATTGTAGGTGCATCATTTACCTCGGTAGAAGCAGGAGGTATATTGTATATATATTCTACAACAAAATTATTAGGTAAATTATTTCTATTACTTGAAGCGGTAGCGGGCCGTAAAACGGAAGATCTATTTCGGCGATTTCTTGTACGCATTGATATAGAAAAAATATTATTTGCAATCTCTTGATTGATTTGGGTTAATTGATTAATCTCATTCATATTATTTGTGTACATAGTATTCAAAATATCAATTAAGTAAATTTCATTTTCAGTTAATTCTATAGGACGATTCATATATATTGGTAGTTAAATATAATATATAAAGTAAAATTGTTTAAATGAATTGCGTTAATAATAATATAATATACTAACATAAAATTATGAATACAGAAATAGAAACAGAAATAGAAAGAGAAGCAGAAAGAGAAAAAGAAATAAAAACAAATTCAAAATATAATAAATATAGTGGAAAAGGATTAAGCGGTCTAGCGAATTTGGGAAACACCTGTTATATCAATTCGTGTATGCAAATATTGTCACATACATACGAATTAAATGAATTTTTAGATTCAGTTAATTATAAAAAAAAGGTGAAAAAAATGAAAAAAGTAGTAGATGCAGATATTTTAATAGAATGGGATAATTTGCGAAAACTATTATGGTCAAAAAATTGTATTATATCTCCTAATAAATTTTTAAAAACGATACACCAAATAGCTGAAATAAAGGGGATGGATGAATTTATGGGATATGACCAAAATGATATGCCCGAATTTTTATTATTTTTAATAGACTGTTTCCATAATTCAATTTCTAGAGAGATAAATATGACAGTTGCAGGGAATATTGAAAATGAGACGGATAAAGTAGCAGTAAAATGTTTTGAAATGATAAAAAAAATGTACTCCAAAGAATATTCAGAAATATGGAATTTGTTTTATGCAATTCACATTTCTGAAATTGTTTCTTTAGAGAATGATGCAAAAAAATTGCAAATGACACCTGAACCTTTTTTTATGCTTGATTTGCCTATTCCAGAAAATATTAAAAGCCCTACTTTAATAGATTGTATGAATCATTATGTAAAAGGAGAAGTATTAGAAGGAGATAATGCTTGGTATAATGAAGAAACCAAACAAAAGGAAAATATACGAAAAAAAATCAGTTTTTGGAGTTTTCCAACTATTTTGGTGATTGATTTGAAACGATTTAATTATAGAAATGTCAAAAACCAAATATTAGTGAGTTTTCCATTAGACAATTTGGATTTGTCTGAATATGTAGTAGGTTATAAAAAAAGTTCATATGTATATGAATTATATGGTGTATGTAATCATAGCGGAAATGTATTAGGAGGTCATTATACTTCTTATGTAAAAAATGCAAATGGGAAATGGTATCATTTTAATGACACTTCTGTAAGCGAAATAGGTGTTGGAATAGAAAGTAATACGATTGTTAGTCCAAAGGCATATACTCTTTTTTATAGAAAAAAACAGATTGAATGATTTTGATTATTTAATTAATAATAATTATAATATTAATAAAATAGTTTTAGGTTTGGGCTTTTCTTTTTAATTCTTTTTTTAACTAATTATATTATATATTATAGAAATATGCAAGTATCTACTACAACGACAGCGGACCCTTTAAATATGTATAATAATATAAATAATATAGTATTAAACCCAATCATATTTGCTATTATTTTATTAGTCATTATAGTGTATATTATTTTTTTTATTTCTTTAGGAAACAATGGCGAATCTAATGATACTGGAGAAAAAGTACAAAAATCGTTCGGCTTTGTTATCATTGGTATTTTAATAGTGCTTGTCATAATTAATGCATTACAATATTTTTTTAGTATAAATGTTACTGCGAATTTGAAAAACTTTTTAACACCGCTCCCTGAAATTGATATTACTGTAGAAGATCCGTCTGCAACTTCAGGGTCCTCTTTACGCAAACAAAAACAACCCAACCCGCAAGTGTTTAATATCCCTGGTAATTATTATAATTATGAAAATGCCAAAGCATTATGTAGCGCATATGGGTCAAAATTGGCATCATATGCCCAAGTTGAAGATGTGTATAAAAATGGTGGAGAGTGGTGTAATTATGGGTGGTCTGAAGGTCAAATGGCATTATTTCCTACGCAACAAACCACATTTAATAATTTGCAACAAATCCCAAAGCACGAACATGATTGTGGAAGACCAGGAATAAATGGTGGATATATTGCAAACCCAAATGTAAGATTTGGCGTGAATTGTTATGGTGTGAAACCTACCATGACACAAGAAGAAGAAAATTTGATGAATACAATCCCACCATACCCTGAAACTGCAGAGGATATAGCCTTTCAAAAACGCGTAGATTTTTGGAAAACTGAAATAGATAATATTCTAGTCTCGCCATTTAACCATTCAAATTGGGATTATACAAATAGTAATAAACAACACTAATCATATTTTATAAAATATTACAAATTATTACAACTTATTACAACTTATTACAGAATATAAATAAATATATAATATAATTGATGAAATCAAAAAAAAATGTTCGTGTAAAAAAGGGTGGGGGTTTTATTTCTTATCCTTTTACAAAAAAAGTAGATACTTGTACAGATGAATATAAAGGTAAATTATATGACAATAGAGATATTACTGACCCAAGAGAATTACACCAAGTTTATCAAAAATGTTGTTTATCAAATCAATCATCTATAAGGTGTCAAATGTTAAAAGGTAGATTCAAATCTGTTTTAAAGCAACGAAATGATGCAAAAGAGTACTATGGATACGACCAATCTTTTGATGAAAACCCATCAATGAGTGCTATGGAAAATTATAATAAAACTATAGAGATACAACAAAAACAACAACCAAATATGCCAAATATGACAACTATAAATGAAAGTGGTGGTTTTAGGAAAAAAAAAGGAACTACACAAAGGCAAAATACAAAAAGAAAAAGTACAAAAAAAAGAAATAAAAAATCTAAAAGAAAAAATACTGGAACAAGAAAAAATTAAAATACATTCTCTAATCATGTTTTTGTAAATATATCAGTATATTGTTTATAACAGAAATAATAATATAAATATTTATGACTAGACAAACTAACTCAAAATATTGTAAAAAATAATAGAATATTAAAGAATACTCTTCCCAAAATTCTTTTTTTTTAATTACAATAGGCATTTTTGTATGCTTCATGTATAAATCTTGTCTACATATAGGGCAAGAAGAATGAACTACATACCATTTTTCTAAACAAGACAGATGTATCCAACTATTACATAAACATGCTTTATTAAAATTAAAAAAATAATTCAATTGACCGGTATGCGCATCCTCGTCAAAACAAATAATGCAATCGTGTAATTCAGTATTAATATCAATATCAATGTAATCATGATTAAACGTTTGAAAAATCATTTATTATATTATTATATAAAGTCGTGTAAATAATAATATGATATAGTAACTAATTCGCTGCTTTTTTGCTTTTTTTATTAGAATTAGAAGAAGAAGCGCGAATTAATAATTTATTTTTGTGAGTTTTCGGTTTTCCTTTTTTAGATTTTATATTTTCCACCTTTATCATATTTAACAATTTATCATGTAAATCATCACTTATTACTTCAGTATCTTCTTCATCATCCATACGGCGACCGTCTTTATTACCTCCTTGTTGTTTGTTATAAGAAAGAGCCCAATTAGGAACTGCCAAATTATTAAAGATATCGGAAACACTTCCACCGGATTGATTAGGCTTATTTAACGTCATGATGGGAGAAATCCCTTGTTTCATTAAAATAGAATTTACATTAAATCCTCCGGTATAAATAATATCTCCTTCTTTATCTCTATAAAATATAAAATCATTTGCTCCCAAGTGATGACTCATATAAAATACACATATAATAATTAATTATTAGAATACCGCTTAATTTCGGGAACAATCTTACTAGTGCGTTTATTTTTTAAATGTTCAATAATTTTCTTTACATGGTCATCACTTTTGATAATTTCTCCTAAATGTTTTTCTAAATAAGTAAATGATAATGGTTCAATAACTTTAGAATGTGCAAATTTTAATTTTCCATCACTAATTTGTACAGTAGAATTAGATAAATTGTTTGAATCTGCATATTTTGTTATATTTACAGTTAATGCATTACGTTTCTCTCGCAATTCTTTTAATTTTTCGTTATATATTTTTATTTCGTTATCAACTGAGACCCATTGTTGTATTTGACCTTCAAAACTCATTATAATTTGTATTTATAAAATAAATTATAAAATATTTAGATTTTTGCAATTCAATATTTCATATTTTATAATTCATAATTTCATATTTTGTAAATTTTAAAAAATATATAATAAAACGTATATACAAATATATGAATAAAAATAAAGTGGTCCTTTTTGCAAATGCAAGAAATGAAATAAATATTAAAGAGTGGGCGGCGCATCATTTATTAATTGGATTTGATAATATTATTATATTTGACCATAGATCAGATGTTCCACTTAAAAAGATATTTACCAATTTTGATAAAAGAGTTAAAATTATAAATTGTTCCTTTTTACAAAATCCCATAAAAATGTTATTAATGAATTATGCTTTGCGCCTAGCACGGAAAATGCAAGTAGAATGGCTCATATATTTAGATTGCGACGAGTTTTTATTTTTTAATAAACAAATGGGAGTTAAAAAATTATTAGAAAGGTTTCCACATGCAGATTCAGTTAGTATTAATTGGTTAGTATTTGGTTCAAACCATTTTGTGAAAGACCCGGAAGGATTAATAATAGATAATTATATAAAATCAGAAAAAATATTAGACCCACATGTAAAATCATTTGTAAGAATAAGTCAAGCATTAGGAGCAGTAAATCCTCATTACTATGATATTAAAAATAGTTCAAGAATGTATAACGTAACTAATACACGAATGAGTGCTCCATATTGTTTTTTTCCAAATAAATTACCATATAATAGTGTATTAGCTTATATCGGGCATTATATAAATCAATCAGAAGAAACATATATAAGAAGAAAATTGTTGTTACCAGAAGATGATACGGGTTCTATAAGACAAATAGAAAATTTGCAAATCATACATAATACAGGGAATAAAGTGAATAATTTGTTTCCTAAAACAAAATATTCTGAAAATATCAAATTATTTATAAAACAATTTGAAGACGAGGATAAGAAGAAATAAAGAATAAACAAAGTACGCAAATTATTTAATATTTAATATTTAATATCTTCGTTTAGTTCTTTTTCCTGCCTTTTTGTTACGTTTATAACTTTGTTGCATAGCTAAAATTCCAAAAGGGACAACTGCATTATTTAACACATTTCCCCAAAACCCACCCTTTCTACTTTTTTTATTGCTTCTTCTTCTGCTACCTGCTTTTTGTCCAGAAGTTCCAATAATAGCATTAGAATCTGTTTTTTGTCCAAATGTATTATTTGTTTGAGTTTGTGTATCACCTAATACAGACATCCCATAACTTGCTGCAGAACTATAATTATTTAAAGACCCCCCACGACGACTTTTTCTTCCACGACTTCTTTTAATCGCCATTATATATATATTTATAGAGATTTTAATAATATGACTAAATATGAAAATGGTTTCTTTATTTAGTTTGCAATAAAAAACTAAAATATTTTTACTAAAACATCTTTATTACGCAACAATAGAATTAATAAAATTAATATAGCTAGTATCATAATAAAGAGTAAAATAATAAGTGCGATTATTATATAAATATATGGGTTCATTTCGTAAAATATAAAATCTATAATAGGAGATATCAATAATTTCAATTCTGTTTTGACATCTTCCCTTTTTAAAATATCTAAACATTGCCGAACAATAGAATCTTTCATAATTATATTATTCAACATATAAATTAAATTACTTTTTTGCGTGTTAATATTCTTAAATTTTTCTATAGAACCAATAATGGAAAATATTATAGAACCAAATGATAGTTTTGATTTTAACCAATTATCTTTAGCTCATCCTGTAGGAATTCAAGGCGGAGCTTATTTTACGAAAATTCAAAATAATAATAAACCATTATATATTCAAACACCCAAAAGTTTGACTAGACAGGGGTTTGTAAAAACTGGGAAAAAATATTATTGTGATCTTATGCTTGACAAAAATTGTGAAACACTGGTTAATTGGTTTGAGAATTTAGAAGAAAGATGTCAAAAATTAATATATGAAAAATCAGATACATGGTTCCAAACTGCTTTAGAAATGACAGATGTAGAAACTGCTTTTAATTCTGTAATCCGCATTTACAAATCAGGAAAGTTTTATTTAATACGAACAAATATAAAAACAAATCCTTCTACAAATGAGCCTTCTGTTAAAATATATAATGAACAAGAGATGCCGATTAATTATACAGATATAAATGGCGACACAAACATAATATCTATTTTAGAAATTCAAGGAATCAAATTTACTTCTAGAAATTTTCAGATAGACATAGAACTTAAGCAAATAATGGTGTTAAATAATGAACCTATTTTTGAAAGTTGTTTAATAAAAACAAATAATAAGCCACACAAAATAGTAGAAAAAGAAGAAAAAGTTTCTTTTGAAATTGAACCAAAAAAGGAGCTTGAATCTATTTATACTCATGAACCTGAAATAATACAAGAGAATCTAGAAGAAATTGATATAATAGATATAACGGATGACCTAAAAAT